AGCCAATCTATGGCTTTAGGTGCAACCAATTTCAGTAACCAGCCAAGCGCAGAGGTGAACAGACCTTTGATACGTTCAGGCTCGGGTTGCGTGTCAACGTGGCTCATCAACTTGAGAGCATTAGTGTTGGCCATGATGACTGGTTCAAGATCCCAAATGGATGATACGGTGGATATCATGGGAGGAACGAATGGTGTGCTCAATACATCCTCGAGCCTAAGCTTGCGTATAAGGTCAATGGGTGATGAGAACTATTTATCTAGTGTCGCAGACGAAACTTCTAGTGGCGATTCCTCCCCTGGAATAATTTCAAAGTGTCTGACCGCTTCTACCTCATAAGAAATGCCAACATTCTGTTCTAGTGTCAATGCGATCGTGTGGCTTCGGCCAAAGTCCATAGCATTGATTGCATATTGTGTGCCAGCCGCGAGCCATGTTGCGTCTGTGTCGGTAGCGTACAGATCATTAATGAACTAGAAATTTGCATCTGCTGCTCTTTTACCGAAAAAGGTCAATGGTCCGTAGTATCTTCCTCTTGCATCACCTACAGCCGGATCACCCATGTCAAACGGGTCGGCTTAAGCATTAACAAGTGCTGCACCATAAAACGGAACCGCCTTAAATTCATCGGAGCAAAAATCCTACGAGAAATCATAGAACATTTCGGTGTCATCCTAGACATGGGGTCGGTAGTTAACTTAGGCTAAAAATCCAGCTCGCTCATGATGTTAGGTAGCTTGAGCAGGGAACAGTTTAGCGTTGTACTTTTAAGTAGTGCCAGTTTCCATCATTCTATCAATGGATGTCTGAGGCACACCGCCCCTCGGTTTGTAGGCCACCCTCATGACGCCTGATTCAGCTATGGCAGTACTTGTTTTGAATACTCTTATACCTGCTGCGACAAGTCTGACTTTTGAAGCAATTTTCGAGTCAATCTATGTAAACAGCGCATCAACTGGTTGTGACATCGACCTCCAAACGTTAGTTCCAGCAGGTAAAGCACCAGTGCCCCATATCCCGAGGTTTTTGACTACTTAATCAATCTACCCAGGACCCCATTGCCTGATATTTTTGGGGATTATCGATGGTGTTGAGAATAAAGGATACGCGCCTGCAGTATCGGTGAGTATAGCTACGGGTCTTGGGCGTATTGCTGTAGGATTAAAGACCAATAGTATCTTGCCGTTTTAGCCCATGGCCGCGTTACTCAGAGTGAATGAATCAAATTGTACGTGTGTGAATGTTGGCACAGGGTTTAATGACGGTACACGAACTCCGACGGCATTGTGTGAAAACGGATCTAAAAGTCCTATAGCGTATCTAGTGTTCGTGTCATTGAGTATCCGGTCTACACCCTAGTTGAATCTATCAACTGTTTCCATGATAGTTGTGTCTAAAAGTTTAGGGTCAACTATGTCTCCTTTCACCTGTATATCCTGTAAACCACGTACTTATAATTGTCCTTCATCCTTGGGTTTCACATCCATGTACTGATTCATTATTGGAGTCTGTTTTGGTTCAATGTAAGCAATGTTAGACATTCTCTAATAATGAACAGACAACGGTTTGTTAACCTCTTACCAGTATTTGCTTGCTGCTTTCAGCCACTCCTGGTATGCACCTTTGTATTAGACCGGGTCTTTGCCCTCACCTTTAAACACTGATTGGTATCTAGACTGCTGTATATTCCAGTTAAAACCAAGTTTGCCATTATGAGCAGTTATCCTTCTTATGAGCTCTTTTGCTCTCTTACCCATTTGGGTTTTGATGGGTTGGTAATCATCCGACATCAAGTGTATTAGTATGCCTTTCGGTGCTAGCATGGGCATAAGTTGGGAGAAGGCTTGTAATATTTATGCGAAATCTGTTAAAACGAACACTGGTACTTGAATGTCTGTTCCTTGGTCTCCTATCGCCTTCGCAATGAAAAATTGTGGAAGGCTACGATCCTCAATCTGTTGTACGAGTCTTTGTGCGTCCAATTCTGATACTTTCGTTGCAGTGTCGAGCGCACGCTTGTATGCCTTGAGCTTATCTTCGCTGACTCCTTTGTATAGCTGCTCAAGTGTGGGTCTTTCCATAATCCCTATATCCGATATAAAATTTTGTGGTGCACATGTTTGCACCCCTCTGATGCCCACGAGATCATATGGCACAGACAACCCACTATCATGAAACTGTGGTGCTCCTTTTATCGATTCGTTCATTTACGAAAATAATGCACACTCTTTGTCAACAATGTAGGACTTAGCAGCCAGTTGTAAAAACTCGTCTAATTCAGCACCATACAGTATATCTAGTGTTTCATGTGTAGCATTCGTCACAGGCGTCCATGCATTTGCTTTGATCATCTTGTCATACCTGTATCTTCTGTTCGCTTTCATGTGAATCTAGGGAATGTCACAACCATACACTATCTGTGATATGCGATTTAGGGCGGGCCATTTTGCATACTGTGCGTACAGTGATCTTAGCTTGGAAGCATAATAAAATTCACGGTTAACTCTGTGATCTAATATCCAGGGCAGCTTTGCTAACGCATGATCCAACCGTCTAACACCGACTATACCCTGGTGAGTGTTGATGAATCTTATTTTGCAGAATGTCGGTTCAGAAGATATATCACCATAACTGTCAAGTGTAGCTTGAAAACCCAATGACGAGTAGCCATTCAATATGGCTTCAACGTCACAATCATTGAGC